AGATAACATGGTTTGGACAGCATTAATTGGACCAGTAGCAAACTTGCTAGATAAGTTTGTAGAAGATAAGGATCAGAAGAATAAGTTAGCACATGAGATTGCTACCATGTCTGAGAAACACGCACAGGAATTAGCTAAAGGACAAGTAGAAATAAACAAGGTAGAAGCTGCACATCGCTCACCTTTAGTGGCTGGCTGGAGACCATTCATTGGCTGGGTATGTGGCATTGCATTAGCATGGCACTTTGTGCTTTCTCCTGTTATAATATTTATAGCAGCGTGGTTCAATGTAACACTCCCTGCCTTACCTGAATTTGATATGGGTAGTTTAATGACCGTATTAATGGGTATGCTAGGACTAGGTGGTCTACGCACATTTGAAAAATCGAAAGGGTTGACTAAATGAAGTTGTCACCGCATTTCAGTTTAGAAGAATTAACACAATCAGATACGGCTACTAGGCTTGGTATTGATAATACGCCTACGGTTGAAATTATTGATAACTTAACTTATTTAGCAGGCGAATTAGAATATGTACGAGATATACTTTCTGCTCCTATGCTTATTAGTAGCGGTTACCGCAGTTATGCTCTTAATGACCATTTGGGAAGCAAGCGAACTTCTAGTCACACGAAGGGTTTGGCGGTTGACTTTATCTGCCCTAGCTTTGGCAATCCCCATAGCGTTGTTGATGCTATAGTATTAGCTAACATTAATTACGATCAAGTTATACTAGAGTACGGCAGATGGGTTCACTTATCATTTCACCCAACAAACCCTAGAAAACAATCTCTTATTATTGATAAGAAAGGGACAAGACCCTTTGAAAATACTATTACTTGATATAGAAACATCACCTAATACGGCCCATGTCTGGGGACTGTATAACCAGAATGTAAGTCTTAATCAACTTATGGAGTCTAGCTATGTGATGTGCTGGGCTGCTAAATGGCTAGGTGAAAAAGAAGTATACTTTAACTCAATGATGGAATCATCTCATAAGAAGATGATTAAACAGATATACAATCTTTTAGAAGAAGCAGATGCGGTTATCCATTACAATGGAACAAAGTTTGATATACCTACTCTAAACAAAGAATTTCTATTACTAGGAATGACTCCACCATCACCTTATAAGGAAATAGATTTACTTAGGACATCAAGAAGTAAGTTTAAGTTCCCTAGTAACAAGTTAGATTATGTAGCACAAGCATTAGGATTGGGTGAAAAAGTAAAACACATTGGTCATGAGTTATGGATCAGGTGTATGAATAAAGATAAGCAAGCTTGGGATATGATGAAGAAATATAATATCCAAGATGTTGTCTTGTTGGAGAAGGTCTATGAAAAGATGTTGTCTTGGATTAGAAACCATCCTAACCACAATGGGTTCACAGAAGGTGTTGTATGTCCTAACTGTGGTAGTAGTAGTTTACAGAAAAGAGGTTTTGCTTGCAATACAAATACCGTTTATCAGAGGCTACGCTGCAACGACTGCGGGAAATGGTCGAGAAGCAACAAAAAAATACAAACAACAACAAAATCACAGTCCGCCATCAGCATTTAGGGATAAGTATGGATATAGACGAAATAGCAGAAGTTATGACAGGTAAGCTCATAGAAGAGGTGGCTATTACCTATGGTGAAGACACTATGACTATCTTTTTATCTGACGGCTCTAGTATAGAGATTGTTATAGACTCTATCTATGCCGACATTCCAGAACTGGATGACTAAACGTAATATAACGCTGCCAGACGGCACAGAAACAGATAATTACTCTCAACCCTACCAAAGGTATTGCGAGGCACTCAATCTCTCCAAGAAGCCTCTTATGCAACGCCAAGCATGGTTAAATAAACTACAAGACAAAGAACGAGTTGATACTTTAAAGTATTGGTTGAATATTATTTGGGATACTAAACGCAAATAACAATACCATTATCGCCAACTGTACATATAGTTACTGATCCATCTGGTGACATAATAGTAGTTGTACCATCTGCAATAGCTTCAAAAGATACTAATATTAAAAAACATAATGCTAATGTTAATTTTTCTATTTTGCCCATTTTAACTCTCCTCAAAGTTTACTAAATTGTCTGGATACATTTTATAATATTTTCCAGTAATATTGTGATTTATTTCTACCCTAATAGTTCCATTACTTTCTTTAAAAAATTGAACGGTGAACCATTCCCCATCAATCGCCATTCTTTTTGTTATCATTCTTACATATCCCATGTGCTGACAAGTCTCTACCACACCACCATTTTTGCTTGTCATAAGTGTTTGCAGGTTGTTTACATTTGTGGCACACCTGCCCTCCAAGTTTAATCTTCGTCATGCAACGGATCTTCTATCCACTCATCTGGTGTTACAGGTGGAGACATAAGCCTTGATAACTTATCAGCATATATCTCTTCTTCCTTGTCTAAGTACCATCTTTGTTTTTTACACTCTTCAATCCTGTTCTTTAACTTTTCCACTTCAGTTAAATCTTTAGATTGTTTATGGCCTCGTCTATCAAGATACTTTCTGTTATTGCCTTTGCAGTATCCGATAACTTCTTCTTCTGTCATCTTGGCCTTTATAATATCAAATGTTTCTATACCGCCAACCTTATAATGGTCTGGATTAATAGGATCACTCATTTTTTCACCTCTTTATCAATAATAATTAAATCTTCAAAGACTTCGCACTGAGTATCTTTGACTTTTAGGTAAATATTATTCAACTCCATCGACCTAATTAAATTACCTTTGTGACACATAAATTCTTCTTTTGGTTGCTCTTTTATTAAATCATAATGCACATAAATTCCTAATGCAAGAAATATAAACAAAAAGAACACAAATATTTTAATACATTTACTTAGCATAATATAATCCTTCGTTGTTATTCCTTAACTTTATAAAGCGTATAATTACACTTAAATCTAGAAGAAAGGAGATTTGTTATGTGGACAAAACCATCAGCAACAGAAATGCGTTTCGGCTTTGAAGTTACAATGTATGTTTGTAACAAGTAATTCATACTAATTCATGGGGGACTTACATCCCCCTGAATAAATACTTAATTTTTGTATTAGCACTTCTATACCAATTAGCATCAAATCTTACCCTAACAATACCTTTTCTACCTTTTACCCCACCGATAGCAACAGCATTTTTAGGCAAATACTTTAGATTCTCTTGTGGCACAAAGCGATAAACAAATTTAGAAGGGCACATCTTCTTCCAATTCCTGCAATGAATCGGATGATTGTGATTCTACAGACGGTGCACCAATAATTCTTACATTACCTAATATTGGTGTTTGCACTCCAGATTCACGCTCTTCTTTTGTTGTTGACTGACTGATAAATCCATTATTGTCATATTGGTCTCTATTATCTAGATCAACGAATGTTACCAAATCTAGATATGTACCTTTCTTACCTTTATACAATCTTTCTTTATCAATCTTAGTTACATCTACTCTTACACTTAGTCCTACTCTAGCCATATATTTCTCCTTAATAAAAACGAACTTTGTTAACTTCTGCAGTACGATAATTATATATCTCTTCTACATCTTTAAGATATTGTTTCATAGTGCCTTCTCTTTTTAAAGAATTTGGTTGTAATTCCAATTTCCTTAAAAAAACTTTGTGGTTGTATTTTTTGTCTCTAAAAAGCTTTAGCATACAATATACAAAACTTGTGGTCTTGTAACCTTCTTTAAAATACTTCCCTATTTCTTCTAATTTTTTTGCTTTAAAATATGCTCCATCTACATCTAAAACTTTAAATAAACCTTTATCAAATTCTCTTTTATGCTGTCCAGATCTTGATAAAGAGTTTGTTAGTAATGCTATTGATGTATTATAAGAATGCCCAGTTTGCTCCTGAAATTCTTTAAATATTAAATAGTCTCTAAAACCTCTTTTACAATAACTTTGCAAATATTGTTTATGCGTCCAATTTGCAGAATTAGTATTTAATCTTTGCACATCCTCTAATTTTAAATTAGGAATTAAAATAAAATATATTGGAAGATTTAAAGATTTTGCAGCAAGAAATCTATGCTGCCCATCTATTATTTCGTATTTATCATTAATAATAATTGGCACAGGAATATATTTCTCATTCATGGATTGCTTTATTCTTGTTAAGTTTTCTTTGTTAATATCTCTGTTGCCTTCAATAAAAACAAACATATCATAATCATATGTTTTTAAAACTTTAACTATTTCTTCAAGCTTATCTCTTTTGAATAATCTTGAGCTATTGGCTGTAAAAGCTTGGCTTAGTGTATTCATTATTTCTCCTTTTTATATATAGGTTTCCTAGAATATCTAGGAGGCTCAACATCATCTTTTACAAACTGGATAAACTCTTCCGCCTTCGGTATAAACCAGTCCATAAAAGCTTCATCATAGAACACCATCTCTTTCGAGGTTTTATGCGGTGTCCATATGTAAAACCAGCACGCTTCTACCCCAACGCAAAACATCTGTACCTGCATTTGAAACCAGTAGCGTTCTGGAATTTCTGGATAAATCTTTTGAGTAAATGGGCATTTAATCTCTACAGGAATTGATCCTAAATAACCATCAGGTGAAGCACCTAATGGTCTATTAGGGTGAACGACCAATTTATTACCTGCACGACAAATGCCATTCATCTCATCTTCAAACGCTGCAAGAGCTATATGCTCATGATCGTTTCCCCATTCGGTCATTTCATTACCCTGAAAAGGTTCTGCACGACCTGTTTTTTCCCTCCATAACTTTTGCCTTTCGTAGACTGCCGACCATGCTTGGCTAGCAGTCACGATTGAGTTACGAAGTTTCTTATTACTTAGATGCGAACTCATCTGTATATTCTCTTATTTGATCTCTAGCAGATGGAACTAACTTCATCCAATATTCTTTTTTCTTTGTATCGTCTAACTTTTTCATTTCTGTAATGTGATGCTTTACAGCTTCTTCTGATAATTTAACTGGCTTTTCTTTTACATCTTCATTCACACCAGTTTCACCAAGATATAAA